CATTACTATTGGTTCGTGTGCTGGTTTAAGAGCAGTTCCCCAACCTTCCCATTCAGAGTTTCCTTTGGTTATAATTTCAGTTCCATAACCAAATTGTTTGGTATTATTTCTATTTGCAGGGTCAGCTAAATAACCAGCCCCTTTATTTTTTGCCTTTTCAACATCGCCTCTTACCTTTTCACCAAGAACTTCTCGTTCATTACCTTGTAGTTTATCTACTGCTTTACCTATGTTATGTGATTTTGGAAATCCACTTCCATATATCCACATTATCTGGTCTCTTATCTCAAATCCTGCATCTTCTACTCTTACTGCCATTCTGTGATATGTTCTTGAACCAGCAAATGATAATAAATAACCACCTGGTTTTAAAACTCGTAAACATTCCTCAAAGATTTCTTGAGATGGAACATCATAATCCCATTTCTTATTCATAAACGAAAGTCCATATGGAGGGTCTGTAACAATACTATCTACTGAATTATCTTCTAATTCTTTTAATTTTAGTGAACTATCTCCTAATATTAATCTCATATTTATATTTTTAAAAGTTAAAGAACTTTTCAGCAGTTCTTTGTTCACTTACTACCTCACCCCAACCAATAGCATCATAGAAATCTTGTAACTTATGTCCAAGCTCTCTTTCAAAAATTTTATTATGGTCAATATAAGTTGCTATAAATTCTACTATTTCTGGTGGGTCTGAATAACCTGTAAATGCTAATCCATCTATTCCAAGTGGATTATCTTTAAGATATACCCATTTTACTTTATCACCATTTTTTAATGGTTCGTATTTGAAAGGAGCTTTGAAATGTTTTAAACAATCATTATATAATATAGATGCTTTAACATGAGCAGGTGTTCCTTTCATTATTATAAATGGTACTCGTTTACCTTTAGGCATATATTTCTTAAGATTCTTTACTGCTGAATTCTTAGCAATCTCAGATGTAGGTCTATTTATCATATTCTTTTTGAAATCTAAAACATAATCAGAAATTTCTTCTTCAGTTTTACCTTTTAGAATATCAATTAGAACCTTACCCATACATTCTTGGAATGCTTTTGGAAACGAACTTCGTTTAACATCCAATCCTTTTACATCTAACTTATCACAAGGTACACCATTATCTGATATAATCCATTGTGCATATCTTTTCTTTGCAATCCACAATCCTGCTTTTGCAACATATTCTTTCTTAATCTCTAATCTATGTTTATCCTTATCAACATTCAAAACTTTTTTTGCAAGTATATCATAGAAATCATTAAGGTAATCTTGCATTTCTTCTGCAATATCATTTACATACCCAGCAATTACATCTTGTTCTTCATTTTTCCAATTAGGAAATCTCTTATCCATTAAAGGAACTGCTGAGAAGAATACAGAATCAGTATCGATGTATATGTTACTATCCAAATCAGGAGTACCAAGTTCCTTGTTGTACTTGATATTAGCCATATCCGCAGTTGATTTAATAACTGTTTGTCCTGTTGTGGTAACAGCGGTAGCATTATCAACATCATAGAACCTAAAGGCAGGAAGACCAAGCACACCATATAAAGAGTTAAGTAAAATCTTCTGAACCAATTGACGTTTGTGAAAGAAGGCATATTTTTGTTTGTTTCCTGCTTTTCCATATTTTTTCATTTCGTTTTTATACTCTACCCTTTTATCAAACCATAAGTTTAGAATACCTGGAATACAACCTACTTTATCTGTTCGGTAAAGTACACCATTAGATGCTATTGAAAACTTTGATTTGTCTAAATATTGTTTTAGGTTCTCCTTTGTAATTGTATCATCACCGATATGGTATTTATCAACTTCTCCTTTAACAAATTTATTTGCATCCCAATCTTGAATCTTCCCAACCTTTGCTTCGGGTGAGATATTCAAAGTCATAATAATAGAAGGATATAGAGATGTTAAATCTAAATCATATATCCAATCATATTTACCAACAATTGGTGCTTTTACATAAGCTCCAATAAACTTTTCAGAACCAGATTCTTTAAGAGCCTCCATTCGTTCTCTTCTATCAGCAGGTTTATTTGGTGCAACTAATCCCTTTCTTCTAAGATAAGTTAACATTGCTCCTTCAAGATACTTTGATGAATATACAAAATCTTCATAGGGTACATGACCTGCATGGGCAATACCTCTACATAAATCAATAAATTCAAGTTTTTCTTCAAATCCTACAACTAATTCAACATCCACTAAGTTATACTCAATGAACTTTTCAATATCATCTCTGAATAATTGGTCTAAGTTACCTTGATATTCAATTTTACCTCTACCTAATTCTATCTGTGCAACAGTATCTAATCGATAGTTTGGAAGTTCACCATAGTTGTATTTTTTATATAATTCAATATAATCTAAATAAGATACACCTGCCATAAAATATCTTTTACGATATGGTGACCAGAAACATTTACCGATTGGTGATAATCTATTAGCGTGTTTTTCTCCTAATAATCTTTTGATTCTGTTATATAACATTGGTGTATCGAAATAATCAATGTTCCAACCTGTAACGATTGAAGGATTAATCATTTCATATAACTCCAAATACTTCATTAACATATCTCGTTCATCTTGAAATGGGAGAACAATACACTTATCGGTAGTTTTTTCTTTCATACCACCTTCCTTATCAACAACTAATACCCAATATTGGTTTGTTGCTGAATCGTGAAGTGCAATAGAAGTTAATTCGTTTTTAGCTTCTTGTGGGTCTGGTAATCCACTTAACATCTCACACTCAATATCATAGGTAAGAATAACATGGCCTTCTGATGGTTCATCAGATTCAGAATATAAATCTACTAATGCTCTTGTAGTTTCAGGTACATCTGATTCAAAAAGATTTGGGTCATCTCCTTTAAACTTATAAATCTTTGTTAATGTATCTCCATAGATAGAAGTAAACTCACCTCGTTCTGCAGGTTCATATGCATATCTTGTGTATGGATATGCAGAATATCCTCTTTGGTCATCCCAAAGATGGATTAAGTTTTTTTCTCGTTGATAATAAATGTTTTGATACAAATTATACTTTTTTATTTATTTATACAAATATACGAATTATTTTTCAAATATCCAAATTGGTTCACAAAAAGTTTTATCAACTGTTTCTTCTGATAATTTTAAAACTTCTTCTGAATATTGCTTTTCATTGTGTTCTGTTTTCTTAACAGTTCCGGCCCCACCACTATTAGGTCTTTTTGCCATTTCCATACCAATACAACCTTTATA